CGTCAATATGAAGCGGACTGCAAAACCGGAAATCCATCTGGCGACCATCTACAAGTTAAATATAATTTGGTCGTCGATTCCGGTAAGGCCCGAGGCATTACCATTACCCCCTCCTCCCACCAAGCCCTAAAGCCATTCCATACAATAATGTATGACCATTTGTCAAAACAAAAATGGTTATTACGTGGCGATGCTACACCTGCAAAGATCATGAAGAGAATTAAATATAAAAAGAATCAAAAAATAATCAGTGGTGACTATGAAAGTGCCACTGACAATCTCTCGATCCACGTTGCAAGGTCTATTTTATGTAGCATAAATCTGCGGTGTCGTTATGTTCCCGCAGACATTCTTTTCCAGGCTGAAGAAAGTTTACAAGCCTATATAAAATATGGAAAAGATACCCCTGTCCTTCAACAAAGGGGTCAATTAATGGGCAATCTCCTATCATTTCCCCTCCTTTGCCTCCAAAATTATATCGCGTTTAAATATGTACTGCCAAAGAATGACACAGTACTTATAAATGGAGATGATATCCTGTTTCAGGATACCATGGAAAATTATGAAAAGTGGGCCCGATCTATCGGCGAATTTGGACTAAAATTATCGTCTGGTAAGACGTTTGTCCACCCACGTTTCATCTCCATTAACTCGACGTACATGTGGGCTCATTCACCAACCGGAAAAAAAGGAAACCGGTACATCACCCTCCTCCCGTCTGTTCGTATGTCAATGTTGCGTCGTCAAGTCTCAACTAACCGAGATGCGACTACTGTCGGAAGCCGACATAACAAATTTATCTCCGTCTTCAAGCCTGAGTCCGATGAATGGCAGAAAGCCTCAAAATTATTCCGGACGTTCTATGCTAAAGAGTTTGAAAGATGCCTGTTCCCGTTAAAAGCTCCCTTCCCGTATGGTCACGGTCTCCATCCTCATATTAAATTAGAACATAAGGAGATTGTAAGAGAAGCCTGTATGATAAACCACAATATGAATACGAAAATTGAGGAAAAAAATAAAGAAAAACCATTAAATGGTTCTGATGATGATGATTCTGATATGAGAGATGTATTTGGAGATGATGAAAATGCCCCTATTGAAACACAAATCAAAAAGAAAT